TCAATTAGAGAAGGTGTCTTTTATCTTCTCTAATTGTTTTACCTTTTTGTTTTCAACTTCTATCTCGAAATGGTCAACGACTGTTTCCATGAGTATATCTATCATGACGGCCATCAATTTCTGATTTTCAATTATCCTGTCGTTTTGTTCAACTATTTCTTCATTAGATTTTTTATTTTCTTGTAATTCAAAATAAATTTTATTTAACTTTTCCTCTATTGGTAAATTTATAAAATCATCATTTAATGATATATTCTTAGGAAATTCTTCCAAATTTATTTTCGAAACCTCTTCTCCAGTTAGAAGCCAATTAATATCTAAGTCCTTATATTTTTCTCTAATTCTCTCTAAATAAATACCTCCAATTCCTTTAGAAATACTATTTATATAACCATTTGAAACACCAATGCTTTTCTCAAATGCGTGATTTGTAAGGCCTTTTTTAGACTTTATATAAAATTTCAATCTTTCTTTAATACTCATAATCAATCCATTACATAATCAAACCTGTTAAATAAATGTTAAAACTTTGTTAAAATTAGATTTTTCTCTATTTTTTATTTTTTTATTAGAGTTTTCTCTATATATTTGTAATACAATTACAACAACAAATGTAATATAAAAATTTAACAATCAAATTACGGAAAACCGTAATCATAAAAAATAGGAAAAATTATGGACGTAGTTATCGGTGAAATCATCAATGAAGATTTGAAAACATTGATTTTAAATAATACGGAAAGTAGTGACAGGTCAAACGTATTTATTGAAACTGGTGTTAGCACCTCAACACTTAGAGATGTTTGCTATAGAAAAATACCTGTAACACAATATAGCATAATCGGCTTGAAAAAACTTATAGAGATAGCTTTTGGTAACGCTCAGAAAAGAGAATCAAGTTATAAAAGAGATAAAAAATATCTAGCTAAAATCCTTGATACGATATGAAAAGCTTATCCCATAAGATATTAGACCAGATACCAATAGAACATATCTACAAGTATCTGAGTGAAAAAGAAAACGCTTCCAAAAAGCAAAACGGCGGCAAGAGCGTGGGAACTTCTGCCGCCAGCCGAAAGGCTAGACAGGACGCAATCAAAGAATTGACAAGAAAAATGGCACTATAAAATCCAAAATCATGAACAACTACTTGGGAAATTTCTTCAAAAGGGCAAAAGCAGAATCTTGGGAAGATGGGGTTTCGTTCGAGACGATTGATTTAAGAGATGGATTCTCTGGTTTTATATTCTTTTCGGAAGACCATTTTATAGAATGTCAAATCAAGACAGATGAGGTAACGGTTTATGACAGCTTCACAGACAAGAACCACGAGTATATGTTTGATGCTTTTGCCGAATATGTTAAGAAAGAAATAATGGATTCAGAAAGTACTTACCAGGATATTGAGGAAACAAACCATTCACTTTTATACAACTAAAAAAATATTATGAAAACCACTTACAACAAAAAAAGAAAAGCCATCAGAGCTTACAGGATGTTCGAACTAAAATGGATGCTTATCAGAACGAAAAGACTTCCATTGACAATCAAATATGATTTATTCGGCGATATGTCAAACAATTTAAAAGCAATAACAGTATGAGAACAGCACTTAAAATACTATTGGTTCTTATGACCTTGATGACGGTATGGGCTTCCTGCCAGTTCGATATAGTGAACGCATTGATATCTTTTTTCAGCATACCACTCTTGATTGCCGGATATATCTTCTCAACAATAATAGACAGTGAAAACGAAGATATATGAGAATCTACAATATTTCCTACAAAGCACCGGATTATTTGAGAACAGGATTTCTCAAAGGGATCACCATAGAAGCTGATTCTATGCTTCAAGCAGTTTCAATATTCGCAATTCAGAAGCCGGACTGTGAGATCATAGGAATTCTTCAAATAGATAATTAATACTACAACTATGGAAAACAAAACCCCTATACACTACTTAAAGGCCCGTAACAGCGATTTCCTTGCCGGAACGGACTTAGAGATATTTGAACTTGAAGGGAAAAGCAAAACTTTGACTATTGCCAATGTGAAATATGAAGAGGATTTTATGGTCAATGGGAAAAAGAAAGCAAAAGGGCTTGTGATATACTTCAAAGAGACGTATGCAAAACCCTTTATAGTAAACACTACTAACAGCACATTCATCCGTAATTCTACAGGTGTTATCGATGCTTCCAAATGGATTGGTTTCTCAATTGAATTCTTCTTTGATTCTACTCCTGAAATGAAGATAAGTAGAACAGAGACAAAGAAAGGAGGGATTAGAATAAAATCCGTGAATACCAATGGTTATGCTCCTGCACTGGATGATATCCCGACAAGGATCTCTAAATCAACAAATAGAGCTGAATTGATGGCTATTTGGAATGACCTTTCAGAATCTCAACAAATCACGCATAAAGAAGAAGTTCAAACAAAATATAAAGCTTTAAAGTAATGGATTTCTCTAAACACGTTTTCAGATGTCATATGGTAGGAGATATCATTTCAGTTCCAAAACCATTGACCAATGACCAGAGCGAAACTTTGATTGCTTATAATTCAAGACAATCCGGAATTGGAAAGCCTTTGACCGAACTGCAGGAAGCAAAACGAATAGAATTAACGCATAAACTTAATGAAAGTAAGGTATATAAACTTTCAGATGGTGCAAAAAAACTCCTTAACAAGATAGTTTTCTACGAGAAATACAACAGAGCGGAGATACTTTCTAATCAATATACTGAAAAAGGATTGGTGAAGGAGAAAGAGGGGCGTGACTTGATTTCAGAGGTTTTAGGATTCCCGCTTTCCGCTGACGATGAAAGAAAGACAAATGATTGGGTTACCGGAAAAAGAGATTATGATGTAGACGATATAATAATAGAACAAAAGACCAAATGGAGTTTCGAAACATTCAACGATTCATTGCTTGAGAAATCAAACGAAACATATCTAAGACAGCTAGACAGCTATATGGACTTATGGAACGTAAAAGACTCTATCCTTTGTCATGTTCTTGTGGATTCCCCAACCAATTTAATAGAGAAAGAAATCTATAAAAAAAATTATGATTTCGGCTTCATGTCATTCGATGGCGACATCTATGATTGGGGAATTGATGAGGTAAAGACAATAGTCTGCAATCATATCTATACTAGAAAAGGTCTTGAAGAATTTTGTCAGCAATCGCCGATTATTCATATTGAGTGGTTTGATGATTTCATCGAGTTATCAAAAAAGGACAGAGTACACATGGTAACGCATCCTTACGATCAGGCAAGGATTGAACAAAGAAATGCTTGTATATCATTAGCTAGAGAATACATGAATACAGTAATCCCAATTAATAATATAGTCGAATTAACTTTTTAATCCCTAACATATAAACATAATACTATGAAACTAAAAATTCAAATCAAATCCATTTTTGGAAAGGTTCTTTTTGAACTAGAAAAAGAAAATAATACTATAAAGGATACAGTTGTTGAAGCTGTCAAGCAAAGAGCAAACCTTGTCGGAGCAAACCTTGACGGAGCAAACCTTGTCAGAGCAAACCTTGACGGAGCAAACCTTGACGGAGCAAACCTTGACGGAGCAAACCTTGTCGGAGCAAACCTTGTCAGAGCAAACCTTGTCAGAGCAAACCTTGACGGAGCAAACCTTGACGGAGCAAACCTTGACGGAGCAAACCTTGACGGAGCAAACCTTGACGGAGCAAACCTTGTCGGAGCAAACCTTGTCAGAGCAAACCTTGTCAGAGCAAACCTTGACGGAGCAAACCTTGTCGGAGCAAAGGAATTAGATTCTATATACATTCCAATGTATTCTAAATGGCATTCTGCTATAAAAGGGAGTATGTTAAAAATAGGATGTAAAGAAAAAACTTTTGAAGAATGGGAAGAATGGTTTAAAAATTCAACAGAAGAATTTTCCACAAAAAGAGACTCTATTGATTTTAAAAGAATCCAAGCTGTCTATTTAGCTAATAAAGCATACTATGAATTTTTAAAATCATAAATACTATGCCCAGACTAAATCAAGAAAGGCAAAAAGAATTGGAACCTCAAAGAATAGCATTTGCCAAAGATAAAATTGAACAGTTAGGATTTGATATTACCTACGAAGACACTTCTAAAATTCAATTCCTATTCAAAAACAAAACAATCACTTTCTTCCCTTATTCGGGTTGGTATTCTGGAAAAGGAATAAAACCAGGAAGAGGATTGAACGAATTAATAAAACAGCTAAAATAAAATACTATGAACAACGCAGACAAACCAATACATCCAATTGTAAATGAACAAGGATATCCATACATGAATTCCAACTTTCAAGAAGAACATAATAATCCGCCGCCAAAAATGACTACTCAAGGTTTAACAAAAAGAGAATATTTCGCTGGCGTAGCGCTTCAAGGCATTTTATCAAATAGATGGTCAATGGAATTCGGTAATTATAATGAGAAGGCAAAGGCTGAAATGGCAATAAAACAAGCTGACGAACTATTAAAACAATTAGAAAACAAATAAATCAAATACAATGGAATTTAAAGGAACTAAAGGGAAATGGGCTTTTTGCTATCAACCAGTCGCATCAAATGGGTTTTACATTCAAACGGAAGATAAAAATCATAGTAATACTTTCATAGGTGAAGTTGGTGGAGGATTACAAGATAGTATTGAGATACTTGCCAATGCTCAATTGATTTCAAAAGCACCTGAAATGCTGGAAATGCTTCAGAAAATATCATCTGAACTAGAACATCTTTGGGTGAATGATGATAGCAATGAAATTTTTGACGTGATAGATGCCGAAGAATTAGACAACCTAATAAAACAAGCAACAGAATTATAATATGGAATTAACAGGAACAATAAAAAGAATCGGAGAGCTTGAAACATTCGCTTCCGGTTTTCAAAAAATAGAAGTTGTCTTATTGACAGAAGAACAGTATCCACAACCTATCAACATCGAATTTCTTCAAGAGAAGGCAGAGATATTAGGCGGTTACAATCAAGGCGATTCGGTAAAGATAGGAATCAACATCCGAGGGAGAGAATGGGTAAGTCCACAAGGCGAAGTAAAGTATTTCAACTCTATCACAGCCTGGAGAATTGAAAAACTGGGAAAGTAGACCAGGAAACAGAGCCTAAAAATTCTGTTTCCGAAAGTGAAAACTTTTTTGATGATGATTCAGACCTTCCTTTCTAAAATCTAAGCTATGAACACCAACTCACGAATAGCACATGAAGGCATCAAGCCATTCAAAGAAGATCTACAAAGTAAGATCTACGATGCTTTGGAAAAGATTGAAAGCGGTTCTTTCAGAGATATTGCTAAAGCTTCCGGATTACGGGACGAGCAAGTTTGGAAGCGATTATCCGAAATGGAAAAAGAGAATAGAATCGAGAACATCGGAACAAAACTTTGCGAAATTTCTCATCGTCCAGTATCAATCTGGCATATTAAACCTCACTAAACATATATAACAAACAAATATTAACAATCAAATTTTTAAACAATGAAAAAATCAACAAAAAAATTCCACATCATCAGAACTTATTCAGCGGGAGTATGGTTCGGAAACATCAAAAAATTAGACGGTACGACCGTAATCCTTCAAAACGCTAGAAGATTATGGTATTGGTCTGGTGCAGCATCTTTAAGTCAATTGGCTATTGAAGGAACTAAGAGACCAAACGATTGCAAATTTACAATGACAATTACCGACGATGAAGGCGTATATCTTCCTCAAGTAATTGAAGTTTTACCGTGTACTGAAGAGGCTGTTAACAACATCAAATCTGTAAAAGAATGGAAGCTTTAATCAAAGAATTTCTGACCATTAAACCAACTGGCTCTGGCGATGGCTATGGCTCTGGCTCTGGCGATGGCTCTGGCGATGGCTATGGCGATGGCTATGGCGATGGCTCTGGCGATGGCTCTGGCGATGGCTATGGCGATGGCTATGGCGATGGCTCTGGCGATGGCTCTGGCGATGGCTATGGCGATGGCTATGGCGATGGCTCTGGCTATGGCTATGGCGATGGCTATGGCGATGGCTCTGGCTATGGCGATGGCTCTGGCGATAAAAGTAGAGGAATAGAAAAATCTACATCAAACGAATACCGCAAAGGATTTTTAAATAAAGAAAGACATTCTTTAAAATCTTTTAAAGGTAGAGAAGTTTACTATATAGATGATATTCCTTGCTATTTCCTTGCTATAAAAAACAATATAGCGAAGGTCGAAATTATCAAAGATGATTTTAGCACACAAAAAAAATACATAGCAAAAGAAAATAGCTTATTCGCACACGGAGAAACCAAAGAAAAAGCAATCAAATCAGTTAATGATAAATATTTCGCTTCACTTTCTTTCGAGGCTAAAAAAGAAGAATTCATTAAAACTTTCAAAAAGGACAAAAACTATCCTAATAAAGAATTTTTCAAATGGCATCATTACCTAACTGGCAGTTGTGAATCTGGAAGATTAATGTTTGTGCAATCACATAACATTGACCTGGAATCAGAAATGAGTGTTTCAGAATTCTTAAACCTTACCAAAAACGAATATAACGGTAGTGTCATTAAAGAAATACTGGAAAAATTCAATTAATGAAAATAGAAATTAAAGGTTTTGAGGTATATCTGGGAGCGGACACAGGAGCAAACAAATGGACATTGAACATTCCCAAACTCAAAATCTTTAATACCTACGAAATCAAGAAGGACGCTATCTCAGTATTGGAAACAAATGCCAGAGAGCTCCTGAAGAATTACTAACCCAACCTACTTTATTTTAAACAAAATGAACGTTTACAACTTATCCCGAAACTTCTGGAACTGGGCGTTTGAAAATCCAGACAAAATAAAGCCTAATCACAGCGCTTTGTACTTTTTTGCGATTGAGCATTGCAACCGTCTTGGATGGAAGGAAAAGTTTGGTTTCCCTACTTCTATGGCAATGGAAGCTATCGGGATAAAAAGTTACAATACGTTCATCACAACTTTAAAAGAATTGGTTGATTTTGGATTCATAATAATGATTGAAAAATCAAAAAATCAGTATTCTGCAAACATTATTGCTCTATCAGAATTTAACAAAGCAGATGACAAAGCACTTGACGAAGCATTGATAAAGCACACGACAAAGCAAAGTGAAAGCACAGTACAAAGCACAGGTGAAAGCATTGATAGTATAGATAAACAAACTTACAATACTACAAACTTACAAACTTACCAATCTACAAATCTACAAGATAGTGCCGAAGCTTCATCAAATGACTTTGATAAAAATCCAGAAGAGAAAGAAAAAGAAAAAAGTTGCGCCAAAAAAGAAAAAGACAATTCCGCAGGTGAGATTCTTAATTTCTTAAATGAGACGGCTGATAAAAATTTTCAACATATTGAATCAAATCTGAAATTTATCAAAGCGAGATTGAAAGAACATCCGCCAGAAGTTTTAAAACAAATTATCCAACTAAAAACCTTTGAATGGAAAGATGATTTTAAAATGAACGATTATCTGCGACCCGAAACACTTTTTAATCCCACTAAATTCCAAACCTACCTGCAAAAAGTAGAGGAAGTAAAACAAAATCCACAAAAATTTAAAAATTATGTCGAACAGCGAAATTCAGAAAACCGAAAGTCAGCAAGTAAGCACTACGACCCATTGGACGCAATGTCTGATTAACGACACTTCTGATGCCATGATGGAAATTGTAAGTCTGGAAACTTCTTTGTCTGTTAAAAAATGTTTGGAATCACCAACTATCTACGAAGTTACAAAAAACCTACCCGCAAAAAACATCATCAAGGCAGTTCGTGAAATCATTTTGAATTCTGCGAGGACTTTTAAATTTTCTGAAAATATGGATTTATCACAAGCCACAATTTTAGCTAGCGATCTGATAAGCTATTTTAAAAACGAAAGCCTAGAAGATATTGTTCAGATGTTTAAAATGGCGAGACAAGGCGAATTAGGCAGCGGAAAAGGAAGATTAGACCATGATGTAGTATTTAATGTTTTCGTGCCTGCATATCTCGATAAGAAAGCTGAAATAAGAGAAAAGCAGATTATAAATGAGAATAAGAGGCTTAACGAACCGGCAGAAGAAATGTCTGACTATGCACGACAAAAGTTTGAGGAATTATCTCAGATTTTATCTGCTAGAAGAATTGACAAACCAAGCACACCAGTTATCAATCATCATCAAATGTGGCTCAAAAGCCTTAAAAACAATGTCAAAACATTATCGCTACAAGAATTGTATGAAGAAAAATCAAAAGCTATGAAATCGGATGAATCGGTTTTCAACGAAGCAATAAAAATTTACCAAAATGAAATCGATTCACGCGAACAAAAATAATATCAATAAAAATAACCTCAAAGAATTGAGCTTGAACGATTGGATTAACTACTGGGAAAATTTTATGAAATGAAAATCATATGTCATTATTGTCAAAAAGAAATAGAAAAGACAGCAGGTCATGTCAACAGGGCGAAAAAAATGGGATTAAACCTTTTTTGCAATAGAGAATGTGCTGGATTTTCAAGACGTTCTAAACTTAGTGACATCGAGAAAAAAGCCTTGAAAGCCGAGTATGATAAAAATTATCGAGCTGAAAATCATGATTCTATAAAAAAACGAAAGGCTGATTACTTCAAAAAGACTTACGACCCTGCAAAAGCATCAGTAGAACGCAAAAAAAGAATGCCAAAGCATATCGAGTATTGCCGAACTGAAAAGTACAAGAAGTACAAAAAAGATTATGATAAAAAATACAGAGCTAAAAAGAATTATGGTGATTTCTGGGAATGCAAATTACTAGTACAAGAAATAAGCAATGAATACGAAAATCGTAAAATAAAAGAACAAAACCAATTAATTAACAAATCTCAAAAACGAAAAAGATTATGGCAACAGAAAATCAAAATCAAGAACTATCTGCAAAGAATTTAAAAAATGTTCTTTGGGAAACTTTACAAGGTGTAAAGAATGGAGAAATAGAAGCTGGAAAAGCAGATTCAATTGCTGTTCAAGCAAGGGAAATTTTAAGAACAACCTCAATACAATTACGAATCTCTCAACAATCTAAAAGAGAAGTTCCAGTAGAAGTGTTGAATTTTTCTGAAAAGTAAATAATAATAATGTGGTGTGTTATAAAAAGGCACACCACTTTTAAAACCTTTCATCTATGACACCAACACAAAACTTTTATGATGGATTCCGGATCTACTGTTACGAATTAAACAAAACGATGACCTTAGTTGATATCGGAAAATTGCTTGGAAAACATTATTCAACAATCATTCATCACATCGAGAAATACCACAATCTTATGGCAGTTGATAAGAAATTTCAAAACAAAGTTCATTCATTTGACATGGAAGCGTTCAAAGAAGTTTACGCAACCGGAAGAGAAAGAAAGGCAAAGCTGGAAAAAGAAAACCTTACAGTTTCTGTTTTCAATTCCAACATAGGAAAAAGTAAAAGAGAGAATCTATCAACCGGGCAAAAGGCAACGACATGAAAGCTTACAACGCAATTGAATGGACACCGGAAATGGTTTTATCTTTAAGAAATAACCACCATGCAAAAACAAACCAACAGCTTGCTGATGAATTAGGTTTAAAGATAACATCTGTCAGACATAAATGTTATGAACTTGGATTGTACAAAATGAGACTACAATATTGGACCGATGATCAGATTCAATTCCTGAAAGACAATTATCAAAAAAAAGGAGATACTGAATTGGCTATGCTTTTTACCGAAAAATGGGAAAAGGACAAAGGTTGGACAAAAAAACATATTGAAAAGAAACGTAGGTATCTGAACCTTAAGAGAACTGACGAAGAAAAAAAAACCATCAGGGAAGATTGGACCAGAAAAGGGCTTTATAAAGAATCTGTCAGAAAAAGGTGGATAACCACAGGGGTAAGTGCAATAGGCACTATAAAAATCTGGGATGGGAGGAAATTTATAAAAACAGAAACAGGCTTTATACCCCTCAGAACTTATAATTATAAAAAATACAATGGAGAAGTACTAAAAGATAAGATTGTTTGTCACAAGGATGGAGATCAATTGAATTGTGAACCTGAAAATCTTATACTCTTAACAAGAGAAGAAAATGCTCTAAAAACACATCAAGAGAATTTCTCATTAGAACACTTGGAAACTCATTTATTGATAAGTAGAATAAATAGAAAAATAAAACAAATAAATAGAAATCATGGCAAAAAACAAATTACAAGACCTTAATAACCATCTATTCGCTCAACTTGAAAGGTTAAATGATGAAACTATAAAACCAGAGGAAATGAAGAGCGAGATCGAGAAGGCAAAAGCAATGGAAGGAATCGCAAAAGTAATAATCGAAACAAACAAAGTAGAGACTGACAAGGCTAAACTAATGTTAGATGCTTTTGATAGAGGATTCATAAAAGAAATAGACACCAATAAAATATTGCTTTTAGAATAACATGAAAACATATAAAGTATTAAATCTATACGCTTGTTTAGGAGGTAATCGATATAAGTGGGATGAATCAGCAAAAGAAGCCGGAGTTATCTTAGAGGTTACAGCGGTTGAACTCGACCCCGAACTTGCCAGGCTTTACAAAGAACGCTTTCCGAATGATATTGTCATTGTCGCTGATGCTCATCAATATCTATTAGACCACTATAAAGAGTTTGATTTTATATGGAGTTCGCCACCGTGTCCTAGTCATTCGAAAGCAAGATTTTGGGGAAGTAAAGGCGGTCAATGTGATGTTGTTTATCCAGATATGATGCTTTACCAAGAAATAATTTTACTGAGTAAATTTTTCAAAGGTAGATATGTAGTCGAAAATGTTAATCCTTACTATGAACCACTAATCGAAGCACAAAAACGAGGAAGGCATTTGTACTGGACAAATTTTCAACTTCCGGATATATTAAGCAAAAGATTTGATGTTGCTACTGAAAGAAAAAAGAATGAATTAAATAACCTTTGTGATTTTCACGATTACGACTTTAGACTTTATAAAGGCGACCAACCAATTGTAAAAATCGCTCGAAACCTTGTTGACTACGAAGCTGGAAAAACAATCCTTGATACAGCATTAGGGATCTACAACCAACCAAAGCGAGTAATACAGAGCCTATTCGATGAATCAACAATAGAGATATAAACAAACTAGTCGATGGTGAGGGAGGAAATAGTTTCGCAGCGTTTTTTGATTATATCCAAAGCCTTCTCAGCATCCTTTTTGGTGAAGGTTCGATTAGACTTTCCGTGAAGCTTTTTAAATAGGTAAATACGAGCGGTCTTATTATTCGGGTACATTTCCGAAGCCAATTCAGCAAGGTTTACCGCACCGCTTAAAAGGTATTCTTTGATATTCATTTGACAAATTTATAAAAAAAATAACAATTGTAGTGCATAATTAAAATAATAGTCCTACATTTGTAGTACAAAATAACATAATTACCCTCTTAACCATTAAACAAAATAATTATGGACTACACAATAATCAGTATCAAAGGAAACCCCGCCAACAGAACAGTTTGCTTCATTAATCTTTTGGTTGGAAATCATAAAATAAACCTTGTTGAGAGATTTAAAAGTGTCCAAGCAATGGACTATGGATATTGTTTAGAGAATGCGTCTTTCAGAGTAAGAACAATTGATGATGTATTGGTGAAAAATAAGTTTGGAAATATTAAAAATCATTTTAAAAATGAGGATTTCCACCATTACTTCCAGTTAGCACGCACGGCAGAATTTTCCAGAAAGGATGAAGATATGAAATTACTAATTGACTTTGTACTCGATAAATACTGTGAAAATTACGACATAGAAAAGGGAGGCTAATAAAAACCTCCCACGTATGCGCACCTTCAAATTAAGGTGTGTGTGATACCTCACAAATATATAAAAAATATTTAACCATTAAACAACCTATTATGAAACTATTTAAACTCGAGCCGCCTAAAGTTATAAATAGCTATGAAATTAATGATTTTGGTTATGCTCTTCCTTCAAATGGGTTACACTCTCAATATGTAACATTTGAATATCAAGAACCTAATGGATATAAATTGCTAAGTCATCACTTTAATCTTCCACCTGGACAATGGAAATTCCTCCACAAAGAAGGAGATTCATTTATTTATCAAAGCAACTAGGTCTTTAACCACAAATTAGAATTATGAAAGAAGTACTTACTCACGAATTTATTCAAAGGATTGCATCGGATTTTGGTGTTAATTCAGAATATAAAGATAAAAGATACATCGATGATTTTCCTATCGTTAATGGTAAGCGTAAAATTAATTCATCTAGCCACTCTATAATTGTCGACAATGAAGGAAACGAATTCCCTTATATGAAAATGATTAATCAAAGAAACGATGAAAAGCTACAGGATTTTAATTACATCTATCTAATTCGGACAAAATCTATATCCGAAATAGTTACAGAAACTGGTGTAGAACTTAAAACCCAAAAATGCAAAATATGTGAAGGTGGCGGATGGCATACCAACGGAACACGATATATCTACAAAGATATTTACTGTGAAATTTAAAAATATAACATTATGAAAGAGTTTATTTGGAATTTGCAATGTCTTTACAACGCTTGGAAGTATCGAAAAGAACACGAGACAATGGAGCATCAATATCAATGGTATCGCTATTTAGTAATCTGTGATATTAAGAAATTTTTCAGAAGATTTAAGTTCTGGAAATCTAAAAATCAAGACCTACCATTTTAACCCTAACAATTAAAACCTAATATTATGAATAACGCAGACAAGTCAAATCTTGAAAACATAAAAAAGTTTAGAGAAATTTTGAAAAGATATATGAATATGAATTATTCTAAAAAGTTTCTCAAAAGCGGTAAATATCATTTGGTAAATTCTTCGGTTACAGATGAAAAAGCTACAGGCGTTTTTATTAGATGTACGGGCGATAGTTTTAATGTTTACTTTGATTTGAAGAATCGAAAAATAGAAAGGCAAGGACCTTATGGCACTCACAGAAATACACCAATTGACATAATATTAGGAAACTAAATAACAAAACAATGAATAGAGAAAACAAATTAAAACCAAAATTTAACTGGCCTGATGAAATAAGAAGAAAAATGGTTGAAAAATCTGAGTTTTATAGTGATCCCCAAGTTTATCAATTTGGCTACTATGATGGATTCCAAAAAGCAATTGAGGGATGTGATGTTCTCCCCTCCGAGCTATTAAAGCAAAGGGATGAATTACAAGCGTGGAAAGAATCAGCTTCTACAATATTGAATAACATCGATTTGCAGAAAGTTGGAAAATTGATTGATGTGAAATTAGGAGATGATGTTTCTGATAAAATTCTTCCATTCATTGAAAAATCTATCAAAGAAAAAAATAAATGGATTAGTGTTGACACTGAAGATGTCTTGCCGTCAAAAGATGGTTTATACTGGATTTTCACGGAAGATAATGAATTGTATATTTCTGAATATAAATTTGATTCTATGCAATTTTTTACTGAAGACTTTGCTTACGATTATTATGAGTTACAATATTATCAACTTATCCAAAGACCAGAAAGAAGTTAAACCTTAATAAATAAAACGATGACAAAGGAAGAGAAAATAAAAGAAGCTTGGGAAAGTATAGGTTACAGTTTAAATGATATTTCAAGATTCAAAAGTGAGACTTTCAACGAAACAGGTTTTGTTAATTTCTCTGTTGAATTCAAATACTTAAAAAAAGAGATTTATCATCCAGAAAACTTCGATTTTATTTCAATTCGATTTGCAAGACCTAAATCCTTAAAAGGAATAGAAAATAATAATGGTTGGAGCTTGATGTCCCCCGATTTTCTTGAAAATGACAAACTTTATTTTTTGTGTGATAATAATATTCCTATTCATGGGATTTTCACATATCATAAACTGACTGAAACTTTTTTAGGGAATTTCCAAGATGTTAATGAAAAAATCCCAACTCATTATCAAGAAATTAGATTACCTAAACCTCCAATATATTGATCTATGAAAACACTCACATTGAAATTAAAGAAAGATATTCTTATTGTGGATATTGATAAGCCTGAAAACGTAAATTCTTGGATAAAGATTTATTCAGAATACGGCACTTTCCTGTGCAAAGGCACACCTACCGAAGAGCAGGCGGCGGAGTTGGTGGATACTGATGTAGATGTATGGCCGGTTGATTGGTTCAAAGATTATACGGTTATAGACACGGAGTTACACGATGCTTTTATTTTTCTAACCGCCGTAGAATCCTTCCTTTCTGCCGTTTCCGCACAAGGCTATCATTGGTTGGTGAATCCAGAAAGTACTGAATTAACATTTTTGGGAAATCCAAGCGACATAGATGTTAGCATAGCATTGGATAAACAAAAAAGACGTTGGGAATTTGCCGAATCCCGCACCTTCAAGAACCCGATAATTTTCATTAAATGAGTAAATAACGTAATTTTTATTTATAAAAAACCACAAAAACCTTAAATAAAGAGTTACCTATGAGCAGACTAGAAGAAATAATTAAAACTGTTACCGCTAATGAAATGCGTGAGATAACAGTTGAGAGAGCAAAGCAGATAGCAATTGAGTATGCAAGAGAAGTAGCGCAGGCTTCTTTGGAGAAAGCGAGTGAGAAGTATAAACTTCATATTGTCGATGTTGACAGATATGGAGATGAAACAGTAATTCAAATTCATGATTCACAGGGTTATCCAGTACAGGATGATTCAACAGATAATGAGCTGTATTATTTAACCGTGGACAAAGAATCAATCACCAACCCAGACAACATAACTCTTTTATAACCAAGTGTCACTCCGCACTATAATATCTAGATATATTGGTGCTAGATGACAGCAAAACAAAATTATTATGGAAAACACTTTAAAAAACAAATCGAAGTTCTTCGCTCAATATTGGGGGCAACGTAATATCCTTTCGCCTTTACACCGAAATCCAGAACCTTTTGCATCACATAATCTTACTACGGAATATTTAAAAGATTATGTTTTACAACTCAAACATCTATTAACAATTAGTAATGAAGAACTAATCACAGCAATCAAGATTTTAGATACAAATGATGAATTTACAGAGTTGGGTTCTTTACAAATTGGTAGAGAAATAATTCAAATCGTTGATGATATTAATTCAGAGGTTGCAAGAAATGATATTCATCCTCAGTATATATTTTATTTCGCTGATTATCTACGTTCAAAAGGTTACGCATTACCGTGGATGGGATTATCAGTTGAGAAATTAGTTGAATACGGCTGGGTAAAACTTAAAACAGAATAGCTATGAAAACAAAGTTTACAAAGGACTCGGATTATCCGGGAAAGCAGTATCAAGAATTACATGATCATATGTTTGAAGAACACGGTCTTATTCTATTAGAAAGCCAAATGCAAGACATAATTCATATAGTCAACAAGATGCAATCCCCCGACAGAGAAGAAGAGATGATTCAGATGTTGGAGAGAATTATCAAAGATTTTGAAGGTGATTATGTTCTTGATGGAGAAATTGTAGATAAGCCTTACGAGTGGATAATTGACCGATATAAAGAAGCGAAATCCCTACTCCAATCCCTAAAACAATAAACAATGGCAATTAGAATAACATTTGGCATTCAAAAACAAATGATTGAACGTATTGAAGAACTTTCTAAATACTGGGATGATTCAAGAACGGAAGAAGATAAAGAAGTCCTAAAGGAAGGTTGGATTATGTTTGATAGGCATTTTTGGGAAAAACTTGGAAAAGAGTTTGGATGGGATCCATTCACATTAGCACTACATTATTTTAAATCCCTAAAACAAGCGTAGTTTTTCCAACGAAGCAAAAACTATCTAAAAATCAGAATTTTACAATAGATGTAAGGTTTTAAAACAAGCAAATTAAATGATAACTTAAAACAAGAGAAATGAAAACAAACCCCATAATTTTTAAAAATCTTGCATTATCAACAAGTGAATTTATGTTGATTTTCCTTGCTACAGTACACAATGAAAAAGTAGTTGCTGAAAGCCTTTATTTTCAAAATAGAGAGTATAAAAGACAATCCGGCATTGAATATTCATTGGAGCAATTAGACAAGCGTAGCATTGATTTGGCTTTATTTCTTCTAAGAAAAGGTATTTACATTGAGTTTTTGAAAGAAAGCGATATTGAAGAAATTAAAAAAATTTCGCCACCGCTTTACGATAAATATTATAATAAAAATTTAATTGAGAAATAATGGAAGCAAACCAATTACAAGCAAAAGATTTGAGATTAAATAACATCATCTTCTTCTCAGATGAAGAGAATGGTGTTAAAAACGCCAAAGCAACTGTCAAAGGAATTGAAGATGATGAAATGGTTAAGTTCACTGCAATAAACGTTACAGACAATAGCACAGATATAAGAATCAGTATCAGCCAAAATACAATTGAAGGTTGGGGAGATTTAAATCAATTTACAGGAATCCCACTTTCCGAAGATGTTCTCTTGAAGATGGGGTTTGAGAAAGATAATACTGTGGATGAAATTGATGACGTGCTATTCATTTTATTTTATTTAAGAGATTATATCGTAGAATATTGGATTAGAGACAATATTTTCAAATTTACCGACGATTGTAATCTCAATATTCAGATTTCATCGATTCACCAACTACAAAACTTAATATTCGCACTCACAGGCGAAGAGCTAACTTTTAAAAATTAAAGTAATGAAAGTAAAAGAAAATATTACCGTCTATCAATGTGAATATTGCCAAAAGAAACTATTCCTTAAACACGCAATGATTAAACACGAAGATTTATGTTTCAAGAATCCTAAAAATAATAAACCTTGTTATAGTTGTATATTTTGCCATAAAGAAGAAATAAGAGTAGATTTTGACGACCCTTATAATCCAGATGGATATACCACTAAAAAAGTAGAAGCATCCAAATGTGTTAAACTAGATATAATAATGTTTCCATGGTCTATTGAAAGAAAAAGATTACACGAAAAATATGAGACTTATTCTGAACAAGAACCAATGCCAAGAGAATGTGAACATCACAAGTATGAAGGTTCAGAATCAGATTTTGAATTGCTTTTTAAAGATTTAACTAACTACGGAAACCCGTAAACAAACAATCTAAAACAAAACAATTTTTGAGCATGAAAAAGTTTATAAAATCCCTCGATGAAGAGGACTATCTTTTCGCTATTTTTCTATTGGTAATGATTGGCGCTTTCATTTATCTCGCAAATCTGATTGATTGGGATTTCTTTTTTTGAGTTCCTTCTATATCTCATTTCCATCCTGAGCTGTGTAATCCTCAATACTTACAATATCAGAAGCCAGAAGATATTGCGCTTCCGGAAAGGATATGAACCAACGCCCGTCTGATAACTGAACAGGATTATAAAACATTCCAGGTTGGAATTCGAAACCTGTTAACTCGCTTGCCTTTTGTTCTGTGATGATCGCTATTACCATTTTATTTTTTATTAAGTTTTAAACTAACAATCATTTGTGTTTTTATGCTATTGCTGAAAATCCAGATTCGACAAGATATTCATTGAAATATTGATTGAACAATGACATTTCCGAAGCTGTAAAACTTGCACCGAAGATAGTTATCAAACTATCACCTCCCCAATAGTTTGCGCCTCCTGTTGTTCTGAACTCATTGAAAGCCGTTGAAGGTAATATAGATGAAGTTGATGTTAAAGCTGTTTCAGTATTGTTCTTATAGATACGGCTGCTTGTAGATGATGTTCGGGAAAGACCTACGGTACAATATCCGTCAGTCATAACCCCGCTTGAAGCGGTCGTATTGATTCTTCCGTTGCTTAGTCCGGAAACTACAACACTGTTATTTGCATTAGTGAAACTTATACTTCCTGTTCCACTGACGGATTTTGCCACGATTATTCCTGCATCATTCTGTTTGTAATTTGTATAGGCATTGATAGCGGTTACATAGTCAATATAGGCATTGGCAGAATTTCCCTGTAGTCCTCCATAAGTGTTCAGGGAAATACCTCCGTAAAAATCCCTTTCCTGTCCTGTTGGCGACTTGATATTTATCTTTCGGAGTCCGTTGTGTGTCGAAGAATTCCCAATAATGGCTGAAAGAAAAATCCCATCCCTTGAATTCCAGAAAGCGCCACTTGATATTGATTTTAATTTTCGTATGAAGTTATCCAAAGGAATTAAATTGGAAGGTAAAGTATAACCTTTAGAATTGCAAGCGTCAATAACCGCTTGTGTCGCCGTGTCGTATTGGCGAAAGAAAACAACGCCATTCTTGACCAAACCTTTAACAATTTGCCCTTTTGCGGACACTCCTTTGAATTTGTTGCTATTTAAAATTGCTCCCGACATTATACCCAATAATAGATGTTGTTAGGATTGGCGGCGCTCAATGAGATAGCGTTTGCTTCGCTGGATGCCAATATCACACTGACGGAAGCCCCATTTGCCCCGGTGGCACCTGTCGGACCCGTAGCGCCTGTTGCCCCAGTATCTCCTTTTACGCCTTGGATTCCCGTTGCTCCTGTGATTCCTTGCAAACCTGTTGCACCTTGTATTCCTTGTGCGCCAGTAGCTCCCGTTGCGCCTACTATTCCCTGAACTCCTTGAATACCTTGGATGCCTTGTGGTCCTCGCAAAGCTTCCAATTGCTCAGGCGTGAAATCTTCATATACAAAAGGGTCGCCTTTGTCTCCCTTATCTCCTTTCGGGCCTTGGCTTCCAGAACCTCCGATCATCACTTCCGAATATGAGAAATTAATCACAGTATCACCTTCGTCTATTGTAAAATTTATCGAATCGGGATTGTTACATCCGCAAGAACTTGCTTGGTCAGTAACAGTATATTTTCCGAAAAGAATAAGCTTTTCATTCCCGTTGTGGGTTCTGATTATCTCGTATTGATAGTTATTCTTGGTTAAGGTAAATTCAGAAAAAATAACGCCTTCCTCTGTTGTTTCTCCCTGGATTTCTTGGATTGTTGAACGACTGAAGTTGGAATAAATCTTAAGGACGAAACTATCCTCCGAAATATCCGTATCAAAAACCAAAAGAGGTGAAGAATAGGAATTCTGTACCAATCGACAAAGGTCTAATTTGTTGCTATTGCAGTTCATAATTAAGAAAAATATAAATCAGATTCAGCCTTTCTTCTTCTAATCAATCCATTTAAAACCTTACCACCTGCGGTAATGTATCTGGTGGTAAACCAATTTTTAATAGCTTCTGAGGAAGCTTTATTATTTATCAAAGAAAACAAAGTATCTGAGCCTCCAGTATTATAAGTATGCGAGACAAGCGCATCATACTGATTTTGAGTAATAGGCACTTTAATTTTACTTGAAACTATCTTTTCATATGTTGGTAGAACACTTGAAAATAATTCAGCTCCTTTTTCTTTTGAAATTGAGAGGTCTTTCATAGTTACTTTTTTTCCTTCAGGATAATAAGTGTTTCCATATCCAATAGTTGGAATTCCCGCAGAATCCAGATAGGGCTTGGAGCTGAATCCTTCAAAAGACAATATCAATTGTATTCCTTTTTGTGATGTTTTCATTTTTAAAATCTTATCAAGTTATAACTTACCCCGAAACCAATATAAGGTGCTACTTTCATTTCCGAATTGAGACCATAACCAGCCTGAACACCCACGCCAAATTTTGTCGGCGGACTTGAAATATCCTTTATGAAATTTTCAACCCCATTAATTTTTAGATTCTTATCAGGTGAAGAAATGTCGATGTAGGTCTTCTTTCCTTTTAACAAAGATTCTTTCTTGTCTTATTTCAAAAGGTTCAGTTCGGCATTGTATGTATATTTCAATGAACTGTCAGCATCGGTAGCGGTAGCTTCGAAATATTTTGTCTTATAATAATAGGTCTTGTTTTTATTGGCATCAATCTCTATTTGTTGAGCTTTCAATTTATCCTCCAATTTCGCTTTTACCTGAGTGAGTTCTTTTACCTGGTTCATCTTTATCTTCAAAGCTGGTGCGAGAGTATCGGAAACGTAACTATAATATCTGTTGGTTATATAGTTTTTAGGGTCGATTCCTTGAGTAGCTTTGAAGTTTGCATGAAAAGAACTGTCGATTGCGTCAGTGTAATATGTAACATCCGGTAATTGAGGTTTCTCTATTTTCGATTCATCGGCCAACTTTTCTTTCTCAGAGAAAGTAAACCATCCTTCAACGGTGTTAAGTGCGAGAATAGCTATCACGAATATCATTATTCCCATTAAAATATTTTTTTTGTCCATTATTTCTGGTTTTTTATTATTTCTACAGCTTCAGGCGTTTTATCTTTGATAACACTGTCTGCCACTTTATCTAATTCTTTATTTGCATCTATTATTTTATTCTTTATCAATAGATTGTATATCAATTTCCTATTTTCCTGTTCACAAACGTCGGCGTCCTTCCTGGCATTCTGAAGTTGTTCTTCATAAGTATTGGTAACAACCTTATAGCATATATAAATAGCAATAAACACTACAACCGCCATGCTTGCGATAGGTCTTTTTTGGAAGACCGATGTGATTTTTTCGAATGCTGATATTCTATCTTCCATTTCATTACCCGTATATTTCTGGTATGTCAATCAACGTTCTCAGATACATCAATTTTGCACCAATCGGGTTAGGATGATGATAGACCTGAACGCTTGGGCTGATATCCTCCCAATACATCGTATCTGTATTGACATCCACCCCGTCATAACTGATTGATGTAGGGATATCGAATCTACAGCCTTTGATTCCATATTTATTTCTCACAGAATTGATAAGGGCATTTACGGCAACCTGAGTGCCCGATTCATTACATGGGATATTATTAAGTATTGGTATCGAACCACAAGAGAAGATATACTCGACAAGCTCCGAAAGTTTGGATTCCGTATTTCCGCCATTGGTGCCAATCGAAATGCTGACAAATTTGGACCTTACACAAGGGAGTTCATTCTTGATCCTATCAATTATCTCATCGATGGAGGTAGAGCTTCTTGCGCTTACCAGCATTTTTCCTCCACGACTTTCTATCTCAGCTTTCATAAGCTGTATCCATGAATCAGGGAAATCCGCCAAAGGATAATAAAACTCCGGTTCGCCAGTAGAATCACTGTAATGCAACAGGTCAATCTGCTTTTTCCCTGCAATTACGGTAAATTGCTTTACAGCCAAAAGATTTCCAGCTGACAGATATACACAGTGCTTATCGTGCAGAAGACCAATAACGGTAGGAGTAGGATTTAGTGAGCCGGCACCAGAGCCTCCGGTGCCGTCCATTTCTCTTGATATCCTTTCCGATTCTCCAGTAAGAAGGTCTGTTACCTTAAAGGTGACATTATTATAACTTCTTGTTATTTCCACTTGATTCTCGTTATTCCCATTCAAAAACCCAGCGGATTGGGAAAAGTAACTTCCATTGACCTTATATTTTACTAATTTATTAACAAAGTCCACCACGTAATTATCGGGTGATGAATCGCCTCCGATCGCATTGACCGTTCCAAAATTGACTTGTGATGTGTTATTGCTTACAAATCGACAAATGAATGTTCTTTCAGAAAGAGAATAATATCTGTTAAGAGTTATCCGGCTTGTGCTTCCTGGTGTTGTTGCAACCCAGCCATCAATAGTATAAGAACCTCCTCCATTATCAATAATATCGGGAGAATATTCCTGATTGTTGATTTTAAAATCGAACAACAAACCTGAGCTTTCCAAATCGGATTTTCTAAGAACATCTGAATCTGATTCAGCATAGAATTTGAAAGCTCTTCCCGATGTTGCTACTATTGAAGAACCGTTATACTCATATCCGACATTCTCTTCATCTGCCGAATCTGTGTATTTGAGAATATTGGAAGACACTTTAACACCCAGATAGCCCGCCTCCTGACCTACCCATAAATTGATGTCGATGTAGTTAACTCCGTATATCAATACCTGAGTGGCAATATTTCTGATATGGGTTGCATCCAAAGAGGAGTAAACAAACGTCACGCTTCCGGGAGAGTCTGCGAATACGACTATCTTATTATAATGGCTGTTTTTTTTAAGCTTTAGACCGTGCCAATTTGAACCGGAAGTTGTGAAATAGGAACTTGTTAAATTCCAAGTATCCTCAGTAAAACCGACCTTTTTTACACCTAGGTCTTGGTTTAGTTTTTCCGGAGAAACGAACCCCGAAGGCTGGTCTTTGTCTGATCGGTAAAGTATGTCCGTCTTTGAACGTAGATAATAACTGAACCGTCTTATTTTTCCAAGGTTTACAAGACTTCCGCTTTCATAATCTATCGCATCAACATTGGATGTCAGGTCTTGATACCTATATAAATTAGCTGTAGATGTCGATATTCCGAAATAGGAGTCAATATCTTCAGGAGACCTGAATCCCAAATCAAAGACCTGCGATCCGGTTTCGGTGGCTGTTAAATTCTTTGTGATAATTTTATTGTTTACCCCATCAGCGATGAACACGCTAAAACTTCCAATCGCATTGATGTCGATTTCAAGTTTACTATATATTTTTCCTCTTTCAAGTTTTATTCCTCGCCAATCCGAGCCTGTTGTTGCGGGAACACCGTTAGTCATGTCTTCCCATTCAGTTTCAGGCGTGCCATACTTTAATCCACTTCCGTTAATTACGCCAGAACCTGCAACGTCGATATCAAGCCTTTGTTTTTTGACGTTATTTACGTCATCAGGCATCAATGTCTTTATCTGGATGAAATTGGTGCCATCACAATATACAGCATTATAATAGCCGTCCTCAGTTGTTATAGGGTCGGTCGTTGGTGTATCAGAACCGAATGGTATAATAGGGACCAGATTCTCGTACTCACCAAAATCCGCCAACTCGTATTTTCCTACTATGGTCGGAGCAGCATCTGAAATCTTTAGAGTGCCTTTAATGCCTTCAACCATTCCGTATATAACAGATAATGGAGCTTGCTTTAATTGTCCGTTAAAATCGAAATAGAAGAAGTTACCATTTCCAGATGGTGTTGTTACTATCGGGATTTCATTAACCCCCCTATATTTGACGAATTTTTCATTTATATCTGTCATTTGGTCTCTATTAAAGCGTTCGTATTATCTATATAAGCTATTGTCTTTTGTTCGTTTGCAAGAACATATTTTACGGCGTCATCAAATATTTCGTCTTCATTTAATATAATATTGAGTCCGTCCTTGTCTTTCTGATTTGCGAATTTCATCTTCCCTATCATCGCGAATTCATCAGCGTCAACTTTTTCAGTTGCTGTACGTTTTGTTCCATCGATATAAAATTCTTTGTTGGAAATATGGGTCTGGATGAAGGAAAGAATATTGGAATCTCCTTTTCCTATGAATTCGTAGGAAACAACTTCATCAATATATGTGTCTTTTGGTGTAGGCGAATTATGCCCGCCAGTCCTGATGTTGGATACCTCAGAATCTACTGAGAATTGACCAAGGCAATATGCCGGAAGATTGGTCACCATCCATTCGAAGTTACTTTCACCGTAAGCAAAAAGATTCTTGTTATAGAGGTGTTTTGTTGCTATTCGGATATATTTTCTACCCTTACTGTCTGTGCTGTCAATGAATTTTACACAATTGGAATAAAATATTGTCTCTCCTGTTTTTTTTCGGATTTGAAATTGTCCATTTAACTGGTCTGAAGAAATAAAGGTCACCCGAAAAATCTTCCCATTTGAAAAACCGAACTCACATGGGATATAATTGTCCTTTGAATTTACAAGAAAGAGTTCTAGTTCTGTCGTATCGACATCATTTTGATAATTTGGTATCAAAAACCTATGAAAAACACCCAACTCTAAAGGGTAAGAGTCTTTAACCCCAAAGAATTGGGTGTTTTGTGGATTTGTCATGTCAGACAATTCCTCTTGTGTCTGATAAAATCGTACCGGAGAATGATACCAAAACCTCTGCATATTCAAACTTCATTATACAAATATAATAAAAAGTTAGATTTGTCTAACAATTTATTTTCAATAAACTAATTTATTTTTATGCATCCGGTGAAGGCCTATCAAAATATCTTTTTTCAAACGATGCCGTATAGTCCATTTCATTTATTACTTCTTCTGAAGTGTTTTTAAATATTAAACTTAAATACGCTCCCACTGATGAAATCTCTGTTCCGCTTGTACACGACAGATTTTTTCCCGTTTCATTCTTAGAGGTCAGTTTTAGATTGATATTAATAGATAAAATACCATCAACCGTATGAGAGGTAGTTGATGAGCTATCGTCATATATCCCATATTCGGTAGTCAAAGATGTTATTATAGAATCGTCCGAACTGTTTGTTACCAAAACAGAACTTCCTCCAGGAATACTGTTGATGTTCCAATCAATTGAAAAATCAATTATTCCCCTTATCTCTACAGTTGCGCTCATGTCTCCACAACTTGAGTAGTTAAGATATGTTTCCCTTATCACATAATCGTTATATTGCCAAATTTTTGATATTATATTTGAATTCTTATTGTGGAATTCTTCGGTATCGACACGGACTCTGAAATAAACATTATCGCCAGTCATAAGATCATTGAATATTTCATTAGAAAATTCTGTCTCTTTGATATTGGTCACATTTTGAAGCGTTGTCCAATTGACTTCATTTAATGAATATTGTATCTGAATTGATGGATTCACATATTTATCTGAGTAGTCCCAAATCAATTTTACAGTATTCCTGTTCAATTGTGTAACACTCAACAATACCGGATTTTCTACAAAAATACCTTTTACCTTTCCTTTTATGGTGAGTTCATTATCTGATTTGTTGTGTGATAACGCTCCCTTGCCGAATGGGTAAACATTCAATATACCTTCCGGAGTATTTACGGTTATAAATCCCCGGCTCTTTGTCCTGTCGTTGTTTTTACCAAATTTCCAATCCTTATACAGATCCAAAAACTCATGGAACATAACATCTACCAAGGTTATCTCTATAATCTGTCCATTGAAGAACGTTTCATATTGCTCCCTGAATTGAGATAACGGAACATTATCTCCTACCCTTATCAATCCCTGTAGTTCGTTTGCCATATCTGGCGAATTGACCTCTAGTTCAACATCATCATTGTTCTTGTAGCTGTTTATGACGATCTCCTTGTCGTTGTCTTTTGTTGTCAATCCGCTTCCGAAATAAGGAAACCATCTTGCCATATGGAATTTTGGGTTGTGACGAAGATTTGAAGCTGTGTAATTTTCTTTTACATTATTTACATTCGTGAAGCCTTCTCCTTCAATACCTGTCCTGTTTTTAAATAGTGTGGATATTTTATATCTTAACGGTGTATCATATGTTCCTGTAGAAATCCCTGATGTCTTATTTAAAATAATATTACTTCCGCTTATAGATAATACTGTATATGTTCCATTGTTTATACCCTCTACTATTGTAACCAATGAACCAACCTCAATAAATGTAGTATCAAATGGCGTAACATAACAACTTAGTTGTAGATATTCATCTTTTACATCATGATAACAGTTCTCAAATACTGCTTCATCCCAAGAATCTATTACATTGACCATATCAATCAATACCATATCATCGTCACTGTCATTTGTGGCTGAACTTGTATCCTCTATTAATTCCTGAATCTTGAACTCGTCAATTATAAGGTCTGTCTGTTTATCAAATTTATCTTTAGATGTTATAATTGGAGTTGTTGCTTCAAGCTTTGTATTGAAATTCTGTATGTCAAATTTTGTTTGTGTCGAATATTTTTTTGAGCCGAAATAAAGCTGATTGACACTTAATGATTTATCATGTTCCAATTTGTAATCATCCTCCCTGAATGTCTTGTTTCTCATATCATGGGATTGGATGTTTTTAAAGAAATAACCTATATCCTCAACAATAACATTGTTGTCGTTTATGTCAAACCCTAAAGATAGCAAAGGTGCTACTCCGTCATAGAATAAAGATTTAAAAGATGTCTTTATTTTTTGGCTTACTGTATAAATTTGGGGTAAACCACGAAGATATACCCCTGTTGATACAGAGGTGTCGTAATAAAATCCTCCAACGCTAAGTATGGTACTTTCTACAGATAAAGAACCGTCTGTATAATTTTGGGATAATTTGTTTAAAGCATCCTTTATTCTTACGGCTTCGGTTCTTACCAAAGGTGATGTCAAATCCGTAGTTATCTCTATCGTTGTGTTAGTATTATTAGCCAGCAACTTAAAGTTACTATTTGATATTATATATAAATGTAGGCTTTGATTTTGCCCTAGTCCATTTTCAATGTTGAAAGTTTCATTGTCGATATATATTTTTGTTTCTCCCGATATTATTTCTGGTTCCTTTAATAATTTTCTTGTTATCTCTGAACCCCCATTCTTTATCACGGCATATAGTTTGGCATTTGCAGCATCACCATTCAAAGAAATGTCCATGTTGGATATTTCAACTTTAACATTTTTCAACTGGATATTTGTGGTTACAAATGGAAAATCCTTGTAATCACGAGAAAAATTTATCAAGCCCGCTGATTCATTATCATTTGTTCCGAAATCGTAATCACTTGACCTCTGAAATAAAGGGAACTTGATATTTGTATCTGATGCAGACATAGGCGTTTGGATATCGCCTAGATAATAAGTATAGAAATTAGAAAGTGTCCTATCTCCTTTCTTGAATCCGACAGTAAAAGTTTCAACAGGTTCTATATCATTCTGGTCGATGTTCTTTGTGTCAAAAAGATTTATAGTGGTATCTTCACGATTAAGGAACTTGCTCTGTGCTTCTCTTTTCTTTATCTCAAGTTCAAGTTTGCCTTTTGTCTTTTCATACGACTCTGAGTATTTATTAAGGTTTATCTCAAAATTTTCGCCTAACAGGTCTATTTCTACACCATCCTTTTTTGCCAACCATTTGAAGATTATCTGACCATCCCCTTGGTATCTCTTCCATATGTTCTTGATAAGGTTGAAAATGATCGGATTATCATATTCATAGAAAGTCATCTTTTCCGATTCGCCTATGATGAAGTCCTCGACATTGAAATAGTCCTCGTTGATGTTTATCACCGAATCGATTTCGTCCCATCCGTCAGGTTTGTTAATATCATATGTTCCGGAAAAATCTCCTTCAGGCACTACGAGGCGAAATATCTCTTCAACCCCGTTTTCGTATAGTATGTTCTTAATCTCTGACATTTGGTCTTGGAATTATGATTGTTGTAGGTTTTGGCTTTTTCTTTTTTCTTACTTCCGGTATTTTTGACCCCATATAATAAACAAGGTCTCCATCTTCATTTTCTATAACTACAGGTTTGTCATATTTTCCGAATACCCTTTCAAATTCTTTCCCTACTCCCTCAATTATCTTCTGGGAATTATCTTCCTGTTTAGGTATTATGATAGATGGTAATACACTTTCTCTTGCATAGTTCAAGAACAGACTATCAGGGACAGAAACGTCTCTTATTTTCTTTTTAAATGCTTGCGATTCAAAGGCGGTCAATACCTTGTCACCTTCATTCATGTAGGTAAGTTGAGAACCTCTATTGTTTCCCCATGATTTTATATTTCCAGATTTATCTGTTATGATCTCAGCACCTCTTTCCTGAGTATATGCCCATCCCTCTTTTGCATTGTCTGTTCCAATGAAATATTGAGGAGTAGGGTCTTTAGCCATGATGATTCCCGCCATTGCTGCTCCTGCCGCTAATGATAACGCTACCTGAATCCAATTGGGAATTGATTTGGCCGCTCCCAGAATTCCGGCAATGATAGCCTGTTGTGCGGCCGCCCTTTGTTCTGCTTTAGCCTTTCTTTTGGCAATCATTTTTTCTTTCATTGCTTGTTGCTCACGCATCCCTCTGGCTTGGTCTTCTAACCTGTTACGTTCCTTTATTTGTTCTTCTGTGGCGTTTTCCAGATTGTTGAGTTCTTCCAGTCTTGAGTTTATAAATCCTATCTCTTGCTCTGATGACTCCTGAGAAGCTTTTAATTGTTCATCAAGGTTGGCGATAGTTTTTTCTTTCTGTGTATTTGAAACCATAGTCAATGCGTCTGCAATTGCAGAAGATGCAGCAATTGTCGCCGTCTTCCAAGCTTCTGTTTTATCTAGCGTTCCATCAAAAAGCTTCCATATGTCATCAAAAACCCTATCAAAACTGTTCAACAAATTTTCCAGACCTAGATCATTAAATGAGGTTTTAATAAAATCTATGGTAGGAGATAATTTGTCTTTGAAATCTCTTAATGCTGCATCTTTTTCTTCGTTATCATTACTTTTTTTATTATACTTGGCTGCTGCTAAAGCTTTTTCTAATATTTCTAATTGTTTTTTTTCCTCAATTGTTTGTAGTTGTTTTGCTTTAAGCCTGGCAATATCTGTTTCAAGTCTTTTAATTTCTATATCAAAAGTCTTTCTATTAGTTGCAAAATTTTCTTTTTGTAATAGAATTGATTTCTGATTATTACTTAGCTTTGAATTAGAAATTATTAAGGTTTTTCTTTCTATGTCAGAAGTTTCTCTGATTAAATCTTCAATCTGGCGGTAATACTCCAAGTCTTTCTTTGCTGCATCAGGAAGATTTGACATCAGATCCTGTTGTTTGGTTCTGATTTTCGTGATTTCTTCATCTCGTTCTTTTTCAAGGCTTAATATTTCCTCATTGTTGTTTTTAGCAGCTTGGATTAATGAAGCGTAATATATTTCCGTTCTGGTCGTAAGTTCATCATATAGCTTAGATTGCTGATTGATCCTTTCAACTTCCATCATATAAGGGTCATTTTCAACAACCTTCATACGGTTTGCAATCTCTGATTCCATTACTTTTTTGGAATCATCAAGTCTTTTCTTCTGAATTTCATATAGTTTTTTGTCTCTTTCTTTTTCCGCCTTTTCCAAATCCAGCTTTGTCTGAGCAATCATTTTTCTCTCCTCTGCGTTTTTACCTTTGATAAGGTTTAATTTTGCATTATAAAAAGCTTTATTTATGTCAAATATTTTATTAACATAGGTTTCCTCATCGATTTTGCCTTTTATAAAGTTTTTTTCGTTTACCGCAAGCAAAGTATCTCGAATGGCTTCCAAATCTCGCAAGGCATCTTTTAAAGTATTATCTTTTTTCTGTTTTTCACCTCCAAGAAATAAATTCGTGACATTTAATCCTCCTTTTTTTGCGACTTCTGCTGCTTTCTTTTCTAGGTCATCATACGCCTTATCCCAAGCTTTTGCATTATCATTAGCTGTTTTTATGACATCTTTTCTATTATCTTCTGTGTTTTTCTTAAACGCCTTCTTTATTGATTCTTGCTCTGCTTTATCATCCTCGCTTAGTGATGGTAGAAAGCTCATGAAATCGAATATTTTTGCCCCAATTCCTTTAAAATCTTGTTCAGGTTGGTACTTCGCAAAATCCGCTTTCGCCCTTTCCTCGGAAGCTTTTTTAAGGGCTTCCTGTGCAGCAGAACGCAAACGCATTGCTTCAAGATAAGATGGTGTTTTAGCTATTAAGAGATCCTCTATCTGATTGAATGATGTAGCAGTTCCAATAACTTTTCCAAGACCCTCATTGTATTCTTTTAAAACACGTTCTTTATCGATAAACCCGTCTTTGGCCAATTTTACATATTCAGCCATTTCTCTAACCGTCTTTACAGCATTGGCATAGTCGCCGTTCTTGAGAGCTTCTGTAAATGCTTGTTGTGATGCTGTTAAAGAATCAAGTGCTTTCTTTCCTCTAACAAGTTCAGAGATCCAATTAACTATATCTTTTCCATAGATAGTTAGTAACGTCACTACCAATGATAATGCTGTTTGCCAACTGAATATAGCTTGTCCTATTTGTTTCAACGTGCTTACCGTTGCCTTTCCTTCTGCTTTAAGTAAAGCGTTCTGCTTCCTTATCTGTCCGATAGCGTCAAATAAGATTGGCAAGTTATTGGAAATTGCCATGAATCCAGTTTGCAAACTATTTGCAAACGCAGGCGCTTCCCTTGTTAGTTGATTTATGGAGTTTGATAGGGGATTGAAGCCGCTGGCATAATTCCCAACATTTCTTTGATATCTCCCTACTGTAGCATCCACGCCTTTTAGAACTGCATCATATTTTTGAATCTTTGCAACTAGATTATTATAGGACCTCTCTTCTGCGGCCGACAATTTAAGCCCCAATTGCTTCCTTATTGCAAGTTCATTGTATTTGACAGTAAGAGCGCTTAACTTCAGTTGTACTTTGTTATACAGTCCTAAAGATGTACTTAGTAATTGTTGCTGTTGAATCTCGACTTGTGCCTGGTCCCTTGCCTCTCTGTTTAACAGCCTCCTCCTTTCCCTGAGCAATGCCGTCTGATTGGCCAATTCTCCCGTAGCCCTAGAATTATCCCTCGTTGTCCTACTATTTGATTGTGACAATCTCTCGTATCTTCCGGTAAGGTCTAATAGGTCTCGTTCCGTTCTTGCCAATCTTGACATAACTTCATTCAATTGCGACATCGCTGTTGCATATTCCTTAGGTGTACCTTTAGAGAATAGAGTATTAAGCTCCTTGCCTTGCTTGATAAGAACTTCTACAGTGTCTATGACACTGATCAATTTTACCTCTAGTTTGTCAAATTCCGCTATATCCCTCTTTGAATCGTATATGTTTGATACATCCATTATTTCCTCTGCATTTTATTGAGTTGTTCAACTTTCTTCTTCGCCATATCCTGCATTATTCCAAACCTGTAAAGACTAACATCTTTTAGATTTATTGGCCTTTCCAATATAGTCTCAACATGGGTGATTATCTCATTGATGTCGGATTTTTCTTCCGGGTTTTGCTTTTCAAGTTTGGATTCTATTTCCGATATCTCATTTTCCAATCTTTCGATTCTATCCTTGACCGATTTTAAAATATCTTCCAGATTATCACTTTTGCGTATTTGTATTTCAGAAAGCAAACCGAAAATCTTGGAATTATCAATCTCTAATCCCAATCTTTTTGCTACTTGGTTGGATTTTATTTTAGTGATTACAAGGTCATATAATGCAATTAGAATCCCTGCATCAACTTTCTTTTGTGTCAGTTTGGATATCTGCATCATTTCGAAATTCTTCTGATTTAGCGATATCGCATATTCTTGGATAAGTTCCTTGTATTTTATTTCTGCATCTTCAAAAGACAATGAAACCTTGTCTCCATCTTCATATCCCTTTATCATATAAAAAAAATTCCCTGTTGATTCTATTCTTTCGAAATTTTCAAGCGGGAATTCTTTACTGTCTTTGTATAGTTTCATTTATTTTTCCAGATTATTGTGAGGTAGATGTCTTTAATAAATTCGCACTCTTTTGATGTTTCAATACCATTCTGAATATTAAATTCTATTATATGATAATATCGACAAAGAAGGTGTTCAAGTCCAATTTTGGAATTATCTAAATCAATCTCCTTTACTAACTGACTAATTTCTTCTTGATATTGATAACTATTCATTTATGCACGGGTGTTCTGTTCCAAAGAACCATTCTACATTTCCATTTTCATCTTTAAAGCCTCGTTCGAAGGCTATTTCATTCGGATTTCTACCTTTTGGCACGTGTGCGATTTGAAGACCATTACCATTGATATGATATATAATTTTCAAATCTTGGTGACCGAGATACCATTTAAGCAAATGGCATTCATCCACTGTTATCGGCTTGCTGCAATTACACATTATTTTTGCCGTTTCTCAAGTAAATTAAAATATCAACCTTTATTTGCGGAAGGATTTTGATGAACTCAGTGTTATATTGCTCTTTCGGAACTCCTAAGGCCCTATTATTGCCAAACCTATCTTCCAATCTCCTATCAAGCCATTCAATTTTTTTATTCTTAAATCGTTGTTTGAACTTGATTTTGTTCTTTACGATTGTGACCGTTATACCTCGGTGAAATTGTCCTGTGTTGTACAAGTCCCATCGCCCTCTATTTGAAGGATTTCGGGCATATTTGTCAGCTCCGTATTCGGTATTGGCATAGTGGGGCATTTCTCTGCCCTCACCATCCAATCCTTTTAATAAGTTTTCCCTATTTAACTGAGCCAGATTTTCTCGAAGGTTTCTTTTCTCCGCCACCTTTGATATTCTCTCCGGTAGGCTTGTCTTGACCTGTTGAACTCGCTTCTGCAGGTCTAACAGATATCGCAGATTCAGCATTTTTTTTGAAATAGGGTTTTACTTTTGCTATCGCTTTTTCCGGATTCGCATCTGGAAAATGTTCTAAGAAACGATTTACCGCTTCCTTTTCCATTTTGAACTCTTCGGAAGTGACGAGTTCATACTGTCCTACCTTAATCTTCATTAGACAACTGTTAATGTTTGACTTTGACCAGAATAGTAGGCCGTGTCTTTCACATAGACAGGATTCCCATCTGCAGAAGTCAACAATTGAACTTCAGTTCCTGCATCAACCGCAGTAGTAGTAAATGAATACTTCTTGGTGGTTGCGTTATATGCGATTGCTGAAGGAGCAGAGAGAACTCCGTCTTTGCCAATTTTCCAATTTGCCATGTCTGTAAGTCCAACAATAGAATTTCCAGAACAAAGACCTGTAATAGTAGCCGTTATAGAAGTTGCCCCATCAACAATCGGGTCTAATTCAATTCTCAATCCTGCAACAGGGGTGATTTCGTCAAACCTGAATTCATCAGGCATAAACACATCGGCACTTGACTGCCATCTTGCGGTTCCATCTGGTGTCAAATCTACCTGAACATTTGCTCCTGTAACATCAGCTGTTAATGGAATATCATAGATTCCGACAAATAGCTTGGCATCAAACCCGGTAAGTTTTCCATTTGATTTGACATTGAAAACTCCTGAACCATCTTCCAGGATTGGAACTATAGTATACCAATCGGAATTGTCCAATTTGTTTAATTCGTTCTGGAAACAGTTTGATTTGTCAAAAACAAATGTCCATCCCTTCACACCTTCAACTCTCTTGCTCCTCTCTTTTCTCGTTGATGTTGCATAATCGGCTTCTTGGTTGTTGTTTTCTCCATTGTAATACTTCAGTGTGGGAATTAATTCCCCGCTTGCAACAAGTTCGTCCAATTGGTCTTTTCCAAATGCCGTAGGGTCTATCTCAACTCCCCTTTGCAGCAAAGCAAAACCTACCATCATTTTTGTACCGCAGAAAAGCCCTCCCAAAAGAGGAAGCAATAAGGCTGCTGCGCAATTTAATCTCTTTAACATATTTTTGCTTGTTTTAAATTTTTAATATAATATTCCGGATAACAGTCTGGATGGACTGTCAAATCAATATCAAGTATCGTTGCATCCCAAATATCTGGGACTGACGCTGTCTGTGGCTTAGCTTTCTGCTGTCTTGTCATCAACTCGGCAACATCATTGAAAGGTAAATCGGTAGTTGTGTAATCATTAGAACCAAATCCAATTCCTGATCTGCTCTTGATAATATTCAAAAACCCATCAATTATTGGGTAGACTATTCCATGAAAAGAAGTAGCAAAACGTTTATCATAACGGTCTGTCTGGTCGCCTTTTGTGATTATGAAGAAACTTAGATTATCCAATTCGATTCTTCCACTATTTGTCCTTTCTTTTTTTGAATAGCCTGTTTGAAGCCAAATAAGCGGATATTTTGTTTTTGCGTTCAAAAGTGCTTTATTAAGTTCGAACAAATCAGCTTCATAAAAATAAACGGGATAACATCTTCCCTGAAAATCTATGCATATAGTTTCATTGAACAATTTCTTAAATAATAAGTGATGGTTAAATATCATACTCCGAATTGATTTTTCCGTTCCCCTCCATATCTATGATAATCCAGGTCAAGTAAAGGATAGTTCTCTTTGTTATCATATAGGAATTGCATCATTGACACGTTTTTATTATTCCTGTTGATGCCATAATAATCCAGACCAAAACCATTATATAACCTATTTGGCACTATCCAATATGGATTACCCTCTAATGTCAATCCATTAGCAAAACCCCTGAAACCTCCAAAACATTTAGCTAAAAACGAATTATAGGCCTCTACGACCTTTGGTGTGATACTTGCTTTATTTCCAACCTTGTTTTCGGCTGTAATTTCTCCAAATTCTGACGTCTGTGTGTTCTTATCGATCTTAAAGTTATAGTAGATAATGTCAGCAAGAAAGGATCTTCTCAAATCAGGTTCCAATATACCTTGCCAAAAGAATTTCTTCATTTCTCCGTTAACATCTATCTCATATGAAGTACCGAATATTAATTTCTGATAATTTTCAGGCAAAGGATTAGCTTCGCTTTTGGTCTCATATTTTTCCTTAATATCTTCCCACATTTCAAACCCAAAGCAATAAGACAACACGTCCTTCTCTGTCGATTCGATGAATTCCTGCAAGTTATCAGTGGTCCTGTCATTGATTTCAGGCTCTGATGTGTTAGGAATAAACCTTTTTCCTTCAAAATATGTGTTGTCTATTAACATTATTTGGATTTTTTACTTTCTGTTTTTGCTTTCTTCGAAGTCTTTGGACTTTCTTCTTCCGTAACTATAACTCCCACTTTCATCGCTTGAAAAGCCTTTGCTGTGTCAATGTGCATTTCAATAGTTTGCCCCTTTTGATAATACCCATTTGTTACCGAAAATTTAAACTTTGCCATTATACTGCGGGTTCTTCTAAATCAGCTATGATTGTAGCAATCACACCCTTAACGAATGCTCGCTTGTCGTGATTTTTGATAACTATGTGACCTCTGGATTCTCCAAGAATAACAAACTGGTTTTTGATGAAATCATCATTTACCCATCCGATTTCCACCCTATATGGAGAGTAGGTAGTAACGTCGATTTTTGTAGAATCCATCAGCTCAATACTTCCAACCGCAATCTTTGTGGTTGCTACGAATGTGTATCCATTGTAATTGAATGTTCTACCCCCTTGATAACCATTTTCGAACAATGGCCTTCCAAAAGCATCTTTGGCAGCTCCGAAATACTTGTAGAAATCAGAAACGTTCATTAATACAACATCCCCAAAGAAATCAGGTTCATCCGTATAATTTGGAGTATTTATAATCTGCAATTGAAGCGCATTTACAACATCCATAATAGTAGGCATCTTAACGGAATCTGCTAATGGCCCACCCGTTACGAAAGCTGTAGAGTTGGCGGCGATATAAGTATAAACGACTCCTTCTTTGAATAAATCGTGTTTATCTTTAAGATAGTTAACAATCAAATCTCTCAATCTTGGAATGTCCTCGATTGCTTCTTCTGTTACTTTAATCCAACCTGCAAATTTTTGAGGTTCTGCCCATCTTGTTACCCAATCGATATCCAATTGGGGCTTAACACCGCCTTCTGCAACGATAGCAAATTCACCTTCGCCCGGTAAGGCTTCAATGTAAGGAAGTGACTTTTGGTTTGTGCTATAAGTGTTAACATAGTCCAACAAATTTGGTCTACGCAATCTTACATTTGGCACTCCCGAAGTCTGGGCTACATAGTTAACAGGCAATGCGACCGGAAGAGTTCCATTGGCAGTTGTCACAATTCCAACTGCTTTGATTATTTCTTCATCAATTTCGATTGACCCTTTCGTTTTGAAGGCTGATTTGATTTTTTCGTGATTGTCGGTAATGAACTTTTCAAGCTTTTCAGAAACATTATTCCAGTTTATAGTATTGCTCGATTTCAATTCCTCTTTAACCACTTTCAACTCTTCGTTGATTTCTTTCATCTCTTCTGCTCTTTTTTCAGCAGCTTCTTTGATAATTTCATCCAATCTTTCTTTCGAAATAGAATTTTCAACCTGCTTTTCAATTTCGCCCAGATATTCATTCTGTAGCTCCATTTGTTTCTCGGCTTCCATTTCTTTGAATTGCTCAGCCGAAATCTTCTTTTTCTCTAAAAACTTCTTAAACATTTTTTAAATTTTAATAAATACATTAAACTTTTTCCTTTCTGCATCGTTTTGAGTGGCATCTGCCGAGTCATTTTTTATTTTTGTTGAAGTGTCCTCGACGAGTTCAACAGATATTGTTGGCGTAGCGGGATTACTCCCCTTTAAAACTGCGCTATTTTCTATAATCTTTTGTTCTTTAACAGCGAGGAAATATCCACGTTCGTCAACATCTTCTTTATTGACAATATCTGGGTAATACTTATCCCAAACTGCTTTTTCTTCTTTTGCCCAATCTGCTGCACTATTGATTGCAAATTCTACATCTACATAGCGCAATCCAGCTGAATGATTTTTAACTTTCCCCTTTACGTATTTTTCAAACATATAAGGGTTATCTTCTTTATCTACCTTAGAAGTCATAACTAAGCAATCTGTAGAGCCTTCGTAATTGTAGCCTAATTCTTTCCAAGTCTTATTCTCAACAGAGAATGAGACATTATCAGAAATAAGTTTATCATACTTCATTTGATGTTCTTGTAGATGAAGACCATCTTTTGTGTTTTTTGCCGTTCTATTCCAACTTCCCTTGATTGATACGTCACCGTGAGAATCGTAGTAATTACAAGCATTTGAAACTGCCACAACTTTTATGGTTGTCGCATTTTGCAACTCAACCACTTCAGAAGCCTTTACTATTTCTTTGTTTTCGTTTTCGATAGTGGAGAAATAAGGCAAAGCATCAGCATATTTGATTGCTGATTTCTTTTGTGCTATAATCAAGGCCTTATTAGCAATTAGAAACTTGAACGCTTCTTCGTTATTGCTAAATGTTTTATCAGGAAATTCTTTTAATCTTATCATTTCAAAACCGTTTGATGGTTAGACAAAATATCATATTTCTTTTGGAGTTGCTTCTTCAACTCAGGGTTAGTTTCCTTGTTGATTTTCTTGAGAAGTGCTTCCAATTGTTCCTTGTTCATTTTCAATCATTTCTATGGTTAGACCTTCAAATCCATTCTGCATCAGAAATTCCTGAGCATTCATTTGTAATCCGTTGTTTTTTGCAACTGTATAAGCATCAAAGAAAGCTTTTAAGGCTTCTGATTGTGCTTTTAACCCTTCATTCTTAAGTTTTCCATTAACTGCAACCTGGGATGGCATTTCCTCGTAGCTACCAACTAGTTTAGTTCCTGTTTTCGCAAAATACTCTGGTGATTTTGACATCAACACTTTCAGCCATTGGTCTGTATAGCCTTTAACATTTCCATTGATAAATCTTGATTCGGCAAACTGTTGATTTTCATAGGTACTACCTTTAGTATCTCCTGACGTGCTATCTTGAATATCTCTTGGAATCTGAAAGGCCGAACGAATGTTTTCCTTTGCGTTGTTCTGGAACTCTACCAATTGAAGTTTTTTAGAATCTATCAAAAGATTAAGGTATTGCAGGTCCTCATTGGTTGCTATGAATCCGTAATGCTTTCTAAGTTTGGCTTCAATATCTTTTTTTTCATCATCTTCCAGAGGAGCTAAAGCTGACCCTTTCTTTGAAACAACTCCATACATTTTGTTGCTTGAAAGAAAGTTGATAGTGTCCTCTGTGTTGATTAATGTATGCAAAGACCTTTGGATAGAGAATAATCGGGAAATTGGGTTGAAGAACTTATCTGATTTAAATCCGCTCTTCCCAAATTGACCTTGGTTTATGAGGTCATAGAAAACAGCTAATTCATAAAGTTTATATCTTCGCTTATCTCCATCCTCCAAAGTTTCAATTACTTCCAAATCTTGAATATCTCTTTCCCTTGCAACGTATCTATTTTTAAGTTTCGGCATTGCCAAATTACAGAAGTCAAGATTGTAAAGTTCAGCATTAGAACGAAGATTTCCGTTTCTAAAGTAATTTCCATATTGAACGGATACGCCTGTTGTTAGGGTATTAATTACCATTTCTTTAATAAAAGATTGTTGGTCTTGTAGCTGGTTTGGTTTTTTTAGCAACGAAAGGAAATCGGAATCATCTATGATTTTTCCGGATTTATCAACCTCATAAATTATTACTTGTGATGCGAAATCTGCGTAAATATTGATGCAATCTGCTAGATAAGGAACATCAATGTAATAAGCCTTCATGTTATCAAGTGGCTTATAATACTTTGTTCCAAGTCCTAAAGCTCCTAGCAATCCGAATGAAGTACTTCCGAAGTTGTAAGTATGATTTCCGGCAGAATCCCGGATATAATCTGGTGGGTTATCAAAAGAAAAGCTTTTAGCAGCCGACTTTCGCCCACCACTAAAAGCATCTAATCCATCTCCAATTCTGTGAAAAATATTCACTCCGTCAACATTTCTTTCACAAAGATAATAAAAAAGTTAGATTAACCTAACATTTTATCTAACTTTTTGATATTTATTTTGTTGGGAATTAAAAAACCACCATTAATTGGTGGTTTATTTTAGTTTTCTATATTTTTCGCCTTGCACTGAGTATTCTAAAGAATCCTTGAAATGGTTTTCTGTTTGATTTTGTTTGATTATCTGCAATTCCTCACCAGTCAAGGCAAAGTGGATGTTTTGGAGTTGGTGGACGTATTTTATCTCATTAATAACATATGACAGATAAAACCCATTGCCAAATACTATTTTATGATTAGGTAATTTATTATGGATATATTTAAAGTTTTTAGTTTTTTCAAACCCAAATTTCAACAACCATTCTTCTGTTAGGGAGATTGGGTCAATTTCATAATCTTTGACAGCTTCATAATTTCTATTATCATTTGATAATACTTTTACATAAAAATGACAATCCTTATTCTCTTTTTCTCCATATGATTGGGTGTGAATTCCTTTTATTTCACAAGTCTGGTTTCCTTGCGAAACATAATTCCCGATTCTAAGTTCTCGTGCTTCCATAGTTATTTATTGTGAATTAATTTTGCTATTTCAATTTGCTTTTCGACAGAATAACCATTTTGAACGCCTTTTTTTAAAGCTTCAGCAAGTTCATCTATTGATGGGGCTGTTGGATTTATTAATTTGTAATTTGAATAAACGGAAATAAATTCCTGCCAGTCATCATCTGTCATCCAATCTTCACGACAAATTATTTCTAGCATTTTTTCGGTTTCTTTTCTATAATTAATTTCAATGTTATTTAGTTTCATAGTAAATAATTTACTCAAATTTACGAAATTAAACCCTAATATTCAAATAGTTTTTCATTCCCCACATGCAATACTCAAAGGCATTCATAAGGTGGTCGTCTTTCTTTATGGGCTTCTCCGTTGGATAGCCGTTGATAAACTCGTATTCATAGTTTTCGTACTCTTGAGCGAAATCTATGCTCTCGACAGTGTAGAATATATTGAACTTGCTAATAAAGTCGAAACGCTCTTTGTATGTCGGCTTGTTTACTGGAACCGCATTAATTTTATAGAACTTCCTTAAATCATTTATTTGGCTTATGTCGCTTCCGGCTTCTTTGTCGGAACTATCCGCCCATAGATATGTTACATTTCCTGAAGGTACTCCGGCGTGGAGTAGGTTGTCACCTAGAGTAGAAGCTCCCATCAATCGCATTGGCTTGTAAAGTAATTGCCTAACGTAAATTGATACATCGCCATCATACATTACTTCTACACAAGCAGAAGGATTGGCAAATCCGAAATCGAGACCATAGAATTTTTGATAATCTTTGGATTTATATTCTTCAAGGGAAATTGGCTTCCACCCTTTGTATATCTTGTTTGGCTTTTCCGACTTTTTACCGAGCCCGTAAACATCCCAATCATATTCTGATGCGCTTCCTGTCTTTTCGTTATAGATACATCGTTTTAATTCCCGGATTTGTTTGTCGGTCAATTCGGCCGGATTAGCTTCGAAATCGTAAGAAAAAGCCTTGTCTTTACTTATTATTCCAGATTCTACCGCATCAGCTCTGTGTATTGGCTGATAAGACAATATCTGCATCTTCGTTTCGGGGATAATGAAAGGATTATCTTTGAAAGTGGAATAATGAACAAAGGTTGTTTCTTTTGCTTTCTCATTTTCCACCCAGTGATTTTGTTTTGGATTCCAGTCGAAGATGATAACCTTTGAACGCATTGCCAATTGTTTGTAAACATCATACTGGAAGCTATACGGCTCATTAATCCAACAAATCGTTTGCGTCATCCCCATTGCCAGGTTTTCGTCATCCAATCCGGTAAACCATATCACATTGCCGTTATGCTTAAATGTCCAAGTGTGATTGGTCTTGTTTTCGACTAAATATTGCTTAAGGTTTTCGGTTTGGAGAAATTTATCGAACTCATCAACGGCAATTTTACCGTCATCATATTCTTTTTTGCGGACCATCGGGTCGGATAACCATTGCTTCCAGTCCTTTTCTACGATATCTCGACAGCTTTTTTGTGTGTCTCGTAGAACCGTAACAGACGATAGGGGATTTTCGAAAAGGTATAAAAATAAAGCCTGAAAGTTAGACCAGGTTTTTGTTGAACGTGAACCGCCTTCCTCTACTATTAGCTTGTAATAATGAGAAGCAATATTAGTTTCCGACTTTTTATTTAAAGCCTTCCAAATCGCAGCGAAAACCGGACTTGATCTGAATTCTATCCCCGCCATTTACCATCTTCATTTGCACAAAGATAGTAAATGTTAGACTAATCTAACAATTTTACTTTTTGCGTATTCCTTGCCACTCGCCCTTATCTATCCAATGTCCGTATTTATCGCCAACAGGAATTAACTCTGCCAATTCAGAATCAAGGACATCAGCTATGATTTTCAACTTATGTAATGGAGGTTCTACTTTTCCTGTATTGTAACGGCTCAATGTTGTCTTGTCAATATTTGTTTTTCCTGCAAGTTTTGCCATTGTAAAACCTTTTCGTTTTGCGACTTCTTTTATTAGCAATTCCATAGAATTTATAATTTGATACAAATTTACATCAAATATCAATTCCTAAGGAAATTATTTACATTTAATGCTTATTTTTAATAATTATAAATTAGCGTATTATGTAAATTTTATTTGCTTTTAATTACATTTAATGCCTATATTTGTAATGTAATAATCAAACAAAGTTTAACATTTAAAATTTATCATTATGGCAAAACGAAAAACAACACTAGCAACTTTTTGGCTAGACAAGCACAGGAAACTAGAAGTATCCCGGTTACAAGTTAAAAAAGAAGCTCCCGAAATCTATTGGATTGTAATTAAAAACCAATTAACAGGAGTTGAGAATAAACTCCCACTTTTAACAAAAAAAGATTTAAAAATCATTAATGAAGTAATTGGAGCGATTGATGAAGTTGATAATTGGTAAAAACAAAAGCCCCGAAAGGGGCTAATTGTAATAATACAAACTTTAGCGTTTAACAACTAAAATTCACTTAACAAATATAATTATTATGAAAACATCTGACAAATTATTTATTGCTGTTTTGGCAGCGTTCACAGTTTCAGTAACAATTTTTATTTTAGGAACATTTTAATTCACTCCCGATTAACAGCTGGGTTTTTTATTTATTCATCCTCTGGCATTACGACGTTAACTGTAATAGAGCTTGGAATAGTATTGATTTTGTCGCCGCCTGTTGTTATGTCTGTTTTTTCCGTTAGATTATTTAGTCTTTGAGTTATTGAAGGATTATAAATTCCCGCCATACCACCTTCAATCTGATCTTGGCGTATGTTCCTTTTTATACGTGAACAGATACGGATATATTCTGAATAACGATTGTCTTTATTTTCAAAATAATCTGTTACATCAGTAATAATGTCATTGTCATCAAGCCAATTTTGAAAGCCTTCAAAAGTTAAAGGTCTTTGAGTCGGTAATTCAACAATTGGATTTGATGCTTCTTTTATTTCCTCTCCAATAGAACTTAAATCAGCCTCTCCGTAAACTTTGAAATTTACCGAACCTCTTTTCTGCTCAATAATCTTAATTGGGTTTTCCCTAAGTTCATCACGATATGAACAAAAGTATTCCCACATCTTTTCAGGGGTTTCTATATATTTATTCTTTCCCATCTTTATGCTCTTTGTTTATTTGATTTAAGAAAGCTGTAATTTCTTCAAGACATTTCGAGTCAAAGATTGTTTGTGAATTGAAAAATATACAATACTTTCTCCACGGTGCATTCCACTTGATTATGGCTAACTCAATTGACGAATTGTTTTGTACACTAATTATTTTAGTCTTAGTTTTATTTCCGACTTCAATAAAGTTTAAATATTTGTCTGTTTTCGCCATAATATTAATTCTTATTTATCACTCTTGTCTTGCTAGCTTCCATAGACTTTAGTTTTATCTCCGGAGTATTGTAGATTATAGAGTCTGTCGGTGACCAGTTGGATTTTATTTGTTCTATTACACTCATTATAGTTTTTTTGAATTATGGTATTTCTCGTGATAGATTGTAATATGTCTTCGTTGAGGCAATTCTCCATAAACTAACTCGTGTTTATGATATTGGGGGAAGCCTAAACAATCAACGCCTATTTGAAACATTAAAATCCGTAGCTGTAATTTCAGATTCATCGTATTTTATTTTTAGGTTTAAATATCCATTATCACTTTTATGACTTTCGGATTTTTAGGAACTTCATCACTGTAAATATGCTCAGCATCATGTTCAATTATACAATAATTGTTTCCTTTCCAAATTCCATCAGTGTTTTTAGCTAAATCAAACAATGCAGAATATTGTTTTTCAGATAAATGACTTTCATGTGACCAAAATATTTCTTGATTATCTTTAGTTTCTAAAGTAAATTTTTGTTTGCTTTTAGCTAATCCTATTAATTTAAATTTAGTGTGCATTTCTTTCGGTTTTTAGGTTTAATAAATTTAGGTTTAAGGTTTTTCTTTCCGTTGGGGAGTAAGCCGTATTTCTTCATCGGGAATTATTTTACCAGAATTAACTTCGGAATAACTCCGTTAAACTGACGTATCGCAATATCTTCTAATTGAGCTTCGGTTAGTTTCCATTTTAACTTCCATTCAGGAGTCTCGAACCCTTTGACCTCAATTAACTCGATTTCATTAGAGGAGGTTATCACGCAGAAATCAATTAGATATTTACAAATTAGCTTCTCATTGCAATATAATTGTAAAGCTTTTTGCTTGATGATTTCTTTTATTTCGCCAGCTTTTAATCTCCATTGGAGCTGAGTGTAATAGGATGCTTCTTTCTTTGAATCAAAAGTATAGCCGTCAATCTTTTGCTTGACCGCCTTGAACTTATTTCGGTTCTGGAATTGTTTTGAATATCCTATTGCCATCTTAATTAAAAAACCCGACCGACAAATACCAGTCGGGTCTTAATTCAAAAAAAAATAAACTATGAAAAAAATAACCTCTTATAGAATCCAAATATATAAAAGTTAGATTAATCTAACAAATATTATAACACATTTCTAATATTTATTATAATTGAATAAAAGGATTATGAGAATTTCAGTTTACTTAAATCAAAATCATCGTGTAAAGTAATCTCGAAAACTAAAGGAAGGTCTTGCGCTGTTTTCTCCATACACGCTTGAATTTCTCTATCCAACTTTTTAATTTCTTCTCTATTCTTACCTTCATACAAGTATTTTCTTAACATTCCTTGTATTGATTCTAATTTAGCGTTGTTGATCGCATTTAACTTAAGATTTGCCAACCCAACAGCCAATATTTGTCTTTCCGCTTTTGTCATAGTATTATTTTTTAAGTGTCATTTTCTTTTGTGCCTCCAACCTCCTGCGTTCACGGCCTACCGTATAAATGGATGTAGTTCTATCATCTCTATGCCCTGCCGCTATCTGTGCGTTGTAATTAGACTCTTCAAGTTTGTCAAGAAATGTATGCTTTAAGGTGTAGATGGTTTTTAACCCTATTTTATCTTTCCAAAATTTATATACGTAATCCCTATGCAAAACCGTAGTTCCGGGTTGGAATTTTTTTGAAAATATATAATCATTATCTTTCACTTTAGACAATTGTGATTTCCAAAATTGAAGGACATCAGCGGTTATGGCTCTTTTTTCTTGAACATATAGACCTCCTTTTTTTAAGGTTATTATAAATTCCTGTCTATCAATGTTTACATCTTTCTTTCTTAATGATAACATCTCCGGAACTCGACAACCTGAATAAAAGAATATCTTATAAAAATTGTAGAATTGTGGTTGATCTTTTAGTATTATTTCTTCTATCTCTGAAAGTTCTTCGTCTGTAAAGAGATCCTTTCTTTCAACAATATGAATTTTTGATTTAATCCCAGTACATGGATTAACTCTTAAACACCCTGCATCCACTAATTCTGTAAATAATGAAGAAAGCATTTTTTTTGTATAATTAAAGCTGTGATTACTACAACAGAAATTTTCCAAAATCTTTTTGACATGAATAAGTTCAACATCCTTTATCTTGATATAATCGAGTGATAGTTGTTTTGATGTTTCGTTAAATCTTGTTATTGCTGACTCTACTTGTTTTTTATATTCCGGAGTATATTGTTTTAACTCAAGGGCTTTATTAAGTGATTCAAAAACTGATAGATAAGGATTTAAATCACCAATATTGAACATATATTGCTTTATCCTGGGATTGTAATCTTTTTCGTCCAAAAGTTCAGACATTTGTTTTAAAAGTAGCTTTTCTACTTGTTTTCTTTCTTTTTCGTTTTTGAATTTATTAAATCTTCTGCGATAAGTAAACGGGGTTTTTCTGCCTAGTTCATAAAAACGGCATTGGATGAACCAATCATCATTTGAATTGGTCACAAGGAAGTCGGAGCGTCTGCATCCGAAATTAAGATTTTTCAT